TGACCTTGACCCATGTTGTAATGATGTGGATAATCCTAATGTTCCTGCTAACAATTATTATACAGAAGAAACTAATGGATTAGCATATGATTGGCATGGTAAAGTGTTTATGAACCATCCTTACAGTAATAGTAAAGAATGGGTTCCTTATGCTGCTTTACAATATGAGTCAGGAAATGCACAGGAGTTAGTGTTATTAATTAAGGTAGATGTTTCAACTAAATGGTGGCAATCAATCAGTAAATATCCTTGGGTTGCTGTTAATACTAGAATGAAATTTGGTAGTGGTAAAGGTGCTGCTCCATTTCAATCTGGTATCATATATCTTGGCACTAATTTAGAGAGATTTAATGAGGTTTTTAGTAAATATGGCACATTATATGTTCCACTAAATGTTAGTTACCTCTAAAGTTCCCTAGTAGTGTCCCAAGGAAACTTGGATAACAAAAGAGTTGGGCAATGTAGCAAACTAAATGTTGTGGATAAGACCTAACTCACCTTTGTTCTTTACTATTAACAATCTTGGCAAGTTCCACAAAAACTCGATCCAGAAAAAGAACATCATCTGTAAAAGTCTCTACTGCTGCCAGAATAGCAGCAGCAGTTGATAAACAAGAAGCAGTAAACCCAGTTGTTAAGTCGCAACCACTTCCAGTAGAAATTGTGACTAAATATACACAAATTCCTGAGAAAGTGAAAGTGACTGAAACACCTAAATCTGCAACAAGACCTGAAAAACCTAACCTAACTTGGGAAGATTATTCAGGAGATTTCAAAGTTCGCTGGCAAATACATCAGTATGAAACACAAGAACTTTGGAATGATTTGATTAAAGGTTATCAATTTGCTGCTCCTTATGGACAGAAGGTAGTAAACTTTACAGTTGATTCTTACAAGAAAGTTGTAAACTGAAACTAAGAAGGGTATAACAACCCTTCTTTTTTTTGTGTCTATATGTTAGTTACCCTTAAAGTTCCCCTTTATTGAACCAATCATTTTATTATGCAGAATTTACACATTGAACATCCAGAGGATTTGATCCTTGATGGTAATTTAGAGGTGTTTGATGCTTTATATTCTACAGCACACATTTCGCAGAAAATTGATGGAGCACCTTCCATTGTGTATGGGATTAATCCTAACAATGGGAGGTTTTTTGTCGGCACTAAATCAGTCTTTAATAAGATAAAAGATATGGTGTGTTATAGTGTAGAGGATATAAATGAGAAGTATGATAAAAGAACTCACTCAAGTTTGATTGATGTTCTTGTTGCTTGTTTTTTATATCTTCCTAGAAATAATGAAATTATTCAGGCAGATTTCATTGGATTTGGTGGTAGTAATGTTTACAGACCTAACACCTTAACTTATAGTTTCCCTGAAATCGTTAAGCAAAAGATTATCATTGCACCTCATACAACTTATGAGGTTGAGGGTGAATTAAAGGATGCAGTTAATAGTCCATTATTAACAACATTTGCTGATAGTGATGATGTTAAGTATGTTCAACCAACTGTAGATAGAGTATATGAGGGTAAAGATGTTCCCCCAATTAATACAGATAGAGTCACATTTATGACACCTAAAGAGGCAAAAATTGCTAAAAGAGCAGTTAATAACCTTATTAGAGAAGGTGTTGAGTTAAGTGATGCTAACTTGTATGATATATTCGGATGTAATCACCTTGTTAATCTCTATCAAATAATAAGAGATATTAAGAGTGATTTGATGGATAGTTTTATAGTTAGTGATGCACCCAAATGTTATAACGATGGCATAGAAGTTAAGGGTGAGGGTTTTGTTATGGTCACAGAATATGGTATAATAAAGTTAGTGGACAGAGAAGATTTCTCTTATGCTAATTTTACTAAGGGAAGATTTCAGACATAATTGTTAGTTACCACTAAAGTTCCCCTACATTATGATTATTATTTGATATGATTAAACTTAGACCTCACCAAGCAAGTGCGGTTTATGCTTTACAAAGTAACACTAAAGGTCAGGTAATCATGCCTACTGGAAGTGGTAAAACTATGGTTGCAATTAATGATGCTCAAGAAGCATTTAATAGTTGCAAATGGGATGTATTCCTTAAGAATCCTGAAAGAAAAACTCTTATTGTTGTTGCTCCTAGGATACTATTAGCACAGCAATTGTGTGAGAATTTCTTAGAATATCTCAAGACACATCCTATGTTAAAGCATAAAGTATTGCATGTACATAGTGGTAAAACACGTCATTTTAGCACTACTGATTCGAAGGTTATTAAACAATGGTATGAAGAAAGTTATAGGTTTAATAAGTTAATCTTTACCACATATCATTCCTTGCATAGAATACAAGAGGCAGGGATTAGTGTGGATACAATATACTTCGATGAAGCACATAATAGTATTCAGAAACACTTTCATCCTGCTGTTAAGTATTTCTCAGAGAAGGCAAAGAAGTGCTACTATTTGACTGCTACTCCTAAACATAGTGCCACTAAGAAGAAACCAGGCATGAACAATAAGGAGGTTTATGGTGAAGTAATTGCCCAAGTTTCTGCCACTAAGTTAGTAGAAGAGGGTTACATTCTACCACCTAAACTCGTCATTAAGCACATAGATGTGCAGGATGAAATAATAGATGAGGCACAGCATATAGTAGATACTATTGATGAAATTAATGCTAATAAAGTGTTAATCTGTGCTAGAAGTACCAAGCAAATTGTTAATTTAGCAAATAGTAGTTTTATTGATGAGATATCATTAAGAGGTTATTCTCTCATGTATATTACATCAAAGACTGGTGCATTTATCAATGGTAAGAGAGAAACAAGGGAGGAATTCTTTAAGGTTCTTAATGCTTGGGGTAAGGATAGTAAGAAGAAGTTTATAGTATTGCATCACAGTATACTCAGTGAGGGTATATCTGTTAGAGGATTAGAAGCAGCATTATTATTGAGAAATATGGATGTTGTAGGTCTATTGCAAACAATAGGCAGGGTAATTAGAACAGGTGATGCAACTAAGACTCATGGTATTGTTGCTGTCCCAGTATATAATAACGTGGGAATTAATACTGCTAGAAGAGTTACAAATGTGGTGAATACTGTGTTCACTGAGGGTAAATCTGCTGTTTCAATTATTAAGAGATGACTGACACTAAAGAACTCAAATCTATTGCTAGGTTCTATAAAGATTGTGAGCAAGGATTCGCTACAGTTGATGGTTATTATGCTGTGCCTATTATGGGGAGCAAAACTAAACTAATGGTGATACATGATGGTGAATTGTTAAAAGAATGTAGGAACGAATCATCAGCAAGGAACTTTATACTTAAGCACAAAAAGACTAAGAGAAAATGTTAGTTACCACTAAAGTTCTCCTATAGTGTAAGCATGAGGTTTCTGACTAGACTGACATTGAAGCAGTCACATGATGTCAGAGTAATATACTTTTCCTCACTTACATTTTCACTATTAATTAACAATTATGGCAACAAGATCAAGGATAGGATTGAGACTCAAAGAGGACTCAATCCTTTCTGTTTATCATCATTGGGATGGTTATCCACAGTGGTTAGGTGTAACTTTAAATGAAAAGTTTAACACTTTTGATAAAGTTGCTGAATTAATTGATGGTGGTGATATGTCATCTTGTGATTCTGATACTGATTGGAGTTTAAACAAGGTTGACAATCACGTTCAATATTATAATGATAGAGGAGAAAAGACTGAACCAAGATTAGATTTGAATGATGAAGATTTCTTTGCTGATGGTGAAGAATATGCTTACATTTTTGAACCTAATGGTAAATGGGTTTGCTATGATTTACATTACCCTAAACCACAATTAGCATCAATTCCTTCCAATTATCCTAAAGAATTAGCATCATGAAGTCATCACAAGTATTAAAAGATCTAAGGCATCTTCGCAAGGAATGGAGAATTCAAAACTTCCATTTTACAGCAGAACAGAAAAAGAAGTATGAAGAATTAGTCCTGCAAAGGAGAGAAATAGTAAAAGGATTTTATGCTAATGATAGAGTTTGG